TAATAACGCTGGAAGACCTAGCGCCATACATTCATGGCCCTGACGAGTCACCTAACATCAAGCCTGCGTCGAACTATTGCGACGAGGTAATCGACAAGTTCTACGGCGACCAAGCAAATATCGGTTCACGCCTTCCTTGGGGAAAATCGGAATTCACAATCGCGTTCCGTCCTGGTGAGGTTTCACTATGGCTAGGAATGAATGGTCATGGAAAATCCTTGCTATTGGGTCAACTTCTTACGTGGTGGATGGCGCACGACGAATCATGTTGCATTGCATCATTCGAGATGAAGCCTGCTACCACGTTGCAGAGGATGTGCCGTCAAGCTGCACAGTGCAATGAGCCAACGATACCGTTTATTCAGAAGTTCCACCGTTGGACTGATGAGCGTTTGTGGATGTATGACCAGCAAGGAACGGTTAGTGCTGATCGTGTTCTTTCAGTGTGCAGGTACTTCGCTGACAAGATGCACGGAAAGCACATCGTTATTGATTCACTGATGAAATGCGGGATGGGAGAGGACGATTACAACGGGCAGAAGCGGTTCGTTGATGAACTGACGGCAATCGCAAGGGACTCGAACATTCATATCCACCTAGTTCATCACTCGCGGAAACTTGGTGATGAAAACTCTCCTCCTGGAAAGATGGACGCCAAGGGAACAGGGGCAATCACTGACCAAGTTGATAATTGTATTTCTGTATGGCGCAATAAGAAAAAAGAGAAGGCAGCACAGGCAGGGATCATAGATAATGACATTCCAGATTCGTTGATGATTGTCGATAAGCAAAGAAACGGCGAGTGGGAGGGGTCTGTAGCAATGTGGTTCGACAAGGCATCTGGACAGTTTTTAGGATCGAAGTCTTCAGGAACGATTGACCTATTGAGGCCAAGAGCGTGAGCAAAGAAGAAAACCGCATCAGCATGCCGACCATCACAAGGCTAGTAGATTCATTCCGCGCAGAGTTCCCAGAGGTACGGGTAACTTACGCAAGCGAAAACGGAATCGTCAAAGGAACCAAGTTTCCTGACGGTGTGAAGATGAGCGAAACACTAATCGGAGCATGGAACAAAAAATGAACGATGACCTGAAAGAGTATTTTGAGGAACGCGCCGCCATTTTGGAATATTGCGCCGGACTTCCACGCTACAAAGCCGAATCACTCGCCAGGGCCGAGGTTGAGACATACCGAGAGCATCGCGCAAAGGTTGATTCGGACAAAGTTGCGAAATGAAATACACAATAACCGGAGATATTGCTCGCCAAGCTATCCACAAGGTTGTAGATTCAGCGCAAATTGGCGAGGTGGTATCCATAGGCCAACCAACACGATCAATGGAACAGAACGCGATGCTGCATCCTTTGCTAACGGACATAGCAAACCAGAATGAATGGATGGGAAAGAAGCGCACCATGCTCCAATGGAAAGTCATCATGGTTTCGGCTCATGCAATCGCCACCGGAGAGCCTGCGGAAATGGTCATAGGGCTTGAGGGCGAGGTGGTTAATCTCAGGGAATCGACTGCCGCAATGAGCAAGAAGAGGTTTTCTAGCCTTATGGAGTACGTGCTGGCATGGGGCGCAATGAATGGTGTGAAATTCTCTGAGCCTGAAAGGTTTCAAGCGTGAAAGAACGAACGTGTAAGGTATGCCGCGTCAAGTTCATTCCACTAAAGCCGCTTCAGGCAGTATGCGGATTACGTTGCGCTCAATCCTACGCATGGAGAGTAAAGACAAAGACCGAAGTAGCCCAGGCCAAAGCCGAGCGCAAAGAAATCAGAGACAAACGTGAATCAATCAAGACCCGCGCACAATGGATGCGTGAGGCTCAACAAGCGGTTAATGCTTATGTCCGTATCAGGGACGAGAAAGAACCTTGCATAAGCTGCGGGAGACACCATGAAGGGCAATGGCATGGAGGCCACTACCGATCAACAGGCTCAAGCCCTGCGCTCCGGTTCGACCTGTCAAATATTCACAAACAATGTATGCCATGCAATACACACTTGCACGGTAATCTGATACCTTATCGGGTAAATCTGATTCAGAAGATCGGACTGGCCGAAGTCGAACGATTAGAGGGGCCACAAGAGCCTAAGAAATACTCCATCAGTGAATTGAAAGAGATCATTTCAACCTACCGGAAAAAGACGAGGGAACTGAAAAATGAAACCTGAAGACAAAAATATGTTGGAGTACGCAGCAAAGGCTTGCGGTATTGAACTCAACTACTGGTGTCCAACTAATAACGCTTTTTGGTGCGGTGAGTATTGGAACCCACTAACCAACAGCGCAGACTGCGCCGCTATGTGTGCAAAGCTGGCAATTGATACACGCTGGTATTGCAACGGGGAATCAGTGACATGTATACAAAAAGTTGATTTGTGGCCGGGTTGGTCGGAACACACAAAAGACCACAACAACGACAGAGAAGCCGCATGGAGATACGCCGCAACGATGGTAGCCGCTAAGATTGGAGGATTCAGTGGAGATTGAACGCGAAGAATGCCATGGCGACGAGGCTGACCGTGCTACTTACTTCATCGAATCAGTAATAGACGATCACGTTAAAGACGCCATGAGACGCGCTGCGGAAATACCGCCAGGCAATCCATGGGATTGCGAAATCTGTGGAGAATACTTCTCCAGGCTGGTCAATGGCGCTTGCGGATTCTGCCGCGATGAATTCGGGATGAAATGATGTATATCACTAATTTTAGCGAACTAATGCCAACTCCGATTAGATTGCGACCTATGTACATAAGACCGAATAAAGGCCAGCGTGTTACGGTGTTGATGCGCGACGGAACACAACTACATGATTGCTGTGCGACGATGATTGTTGTATCCGACCGTGCCGGAATTGTTATTTACAACAAGAGAAAGGCAGTTGATGAGTCACAAGCAAAGGGGTGGTGGCCTGTGATTTCTAACTAAGTATGTTTCAGCGAATTTGAAAACAAATATCTTGGATTAATAATGCACATATCAGAAGTAGAAGCACTTGTATTACTTCTTGAAGATTGGGCGGCATGGCAATCGTCCTATCGACCTAAAACTGGATTCAAATCCCGTTCCGCAGGTTTCGCGTGTATCGGTCTATCGACCTTTGAGGATATGTGCCATCAATCCGATAACGCCACGATGAAAACGATTGACTCAGCAATTGATGATCTTGAACCGGCGCAACGTGCTGCGATCAATCGGAAATATGGCGTATGTAGCGTGTTCAGGTTTCCGCGTAACAACTTCGAGGATACGCTAATCATTGCCCATGATCGGCTAGTCATCATCTGTAAGCGAAAGGGGATTGTGCTGTGACAGAGTTTGAGCGATTTATGATCCGTTTCTCGTTTCTTAGTTGGCTAGGATACTTGATTGGCAATTTAATCGTTTTTGTGATGAGGGCTGTTTCGTGATTATTACGCAAGAAATCTATCAGTCGCTAATGGATGACCGCAAGGAACTATTGATTGATGTGGTGGATCTCGTAAAGCAGTGTGACGACCTTCTGTTTGCGCTTAATCGTTTGCTAGTAGCATCGCCAAACGAGCCAAGCTGTATAGACTTTCACCATAGCAAAGCAGATCGCCATTCAATGATCGAAGAATGCGGGCCGGTTAAGGAATACATGGCCGCGCTAGCCAATGCGCGGGTTGTCATTGAGGCAGCGAGGAAGGGCGGTTAGTTTGACTTGCAATATACATAATCCGGTGCTAATCTATCCGTGCGGCGGATTCGTTCGCCCAAAAATATCCCGAACTCATAAGGTTGCGGGAAGTCTGAAAGCCGAACTTATCGCGGATGCATCAATAGAAGCGAGTAGCGTAGCAACTGGCAATTGCTTTAATCGGGTCAATTACTGCCACGTACGTCTAGTTTCAAGCGTTTCATCTCCCTCCGACCGCAGCGACCAGTGCGAAAGCATAGCCGGATGGTCGCACCTATTCCCTGTTGAAAGGCAATGCAACTATGACCGCCGCGAAAATGGGGCGGCCATCAAAGTACCGCCCAGAGTTTGCAGAACAGGCTCGAAAGCTATCAATGCTAGGTTTAACAGATGCAGAGATGGCAATCTTCTTTGAAGTAAAAGAGCAAACAATAAACAACTGGAAAAACGACTATCCAGAGTTTTTTGATTCCCTAAAGGCAGGGAAGGGTTTAGCAGATGCCGAAGTAGT